CATTTGATCGATACTGAAGCTACAGTGCTATAAAGATTTCCAATAAATCTAATGGCAGGCGTTAAGCTCGTGGATGAGTTGATCAGCTTTGTCGTCGCGCCGGTTAGATAGAAAATGTTGTTGCAGACATATGTGGTTGTAAATTTATCTGGATTGGAGAAAACGTAGACACCATTAATCGAAGCAACACTGCTGTAGATCGTGTTATTATAAATAGAATTTCCAGACGCGGCTCTTGCTGTTTCCGCCGTGCCCATAAGAATGCCTCCCTTAGTAGTGGGAGCTTGTGTGCCGTCGTTTTCGGAGATATTAAAACGAATCGTATTTCCGGTTAGCGCTAATACAGTTGAATCATTATATTGATAAAGTTGCAAACCAGAACCATAATTATCGTGACTGTAGCAAAATTGAACGATGCAGTTCTGACACCCGCCGTCAATATCAAAACCGCCGCCGTCTGATGTGCCGGTTCCGGTCTTGTTGTGGTGGCTTTCACTGTATTGAATAACAGTGCTGGTGCAATCGTACATCCAAATCCCTACCGGACCAGATGCATAAGTATTGTTTGCTCCATTATTATATGCTTCGCAAAATTCAATTAATCCACCACTGCACTGACCTAAGAGAATACCGCTGCCACAGTGAGAAACAGTAATGCCTGCCTTGCCGGTACAGTTATACGCTTTGCAATTTCTCACGACAGGATTTGTGTGACTCGCGGCATTAGCTACTAGGCCGTACAGTCCTTGAACCGTGATGCCGTTGCCTACATAATCAATACAATTTCCGGTGCAGTCATGAACAATACAACTATCAATTAGAGGCGCATCAAATCCAGAAGGAGAGTTGGCAGCATATGCCGTGTCTCCGGTGTAAAGCGCGATACCATCATAGCCATAACCAGAAACATCCAGTCTCAGAAGAGTTAGGCCTTTTAACTTAGTGCTGCCGAGTTGATCATTAATGCAATAAACGCCAGTCGATGTACTGACAGTTGTGCCGGTTCCAACAAAAATTAAATCTTGAACCGTGACGTGGTGTGGATTAATTAGATAAGCGCCTCTATCACTATTACCAGAAGCTTGAATAGTCGCTCTTCCAGTTCCATAAGAGCCAAATACAGTTGCCGCACCGCTGTTGCCATAGTGCTGACCTTCTACCAGACTAAGAGTTCCAGAGAAAGTTGCGCCACCTTTAAATAGCACCCAAGCCCCAGCCGGGAAGGTGGCTCCGTTTACTTTGGACAGGGTTTGCCAAGGCGTAGAAGGTGACGTTCCGCTGTTTGTGTCTGACCCGTTAGGGTCAACATAATAAATAACGGATGGTTGTGAGACGCCTTTTTTCGTCACAGGAGCACTGGAAATGACTGCTGTTTTTGTTTTATTTCTGGCTAGCGGCATGACTGTCTTTCTAAAATTTTAAATTGTTTTATATGGGAAATATTAAGAGGCTTCGTAGCACCCGATATTTGCAACACCGCCTGCGGATAGGGGATTTCCAAATAAATCAATTGTGCCTAGGTTGATGCTGTACAGTGTGGCAAGGTCTTGACCTGCATTCTTTGCGGGGGATGAGGACTGCAATTTATAAGCCCCAAGCGCTGCTGCATTGAAACCGCCTATAGTGCCTACAGGAACTGATCCTACAAACAATGGATCACCAGATACTGATGTGTTACCACCAGACACAGTCTCCTGAGTGACAAATGCGGCTCGCCATGTACCTAGACTGGAATATGTGGTCGCGCCCCACTTCAACGAGAATGTCGCTGTGGTATAATAAAGATTACCGACGAACTTAAAAGTGGTATCCGGCGTAACGTTGTAGGTGTAGATCAATACGCCAGACGATCCAGTAACCCTTATTATGTTGTTAGCAAAATAAGTGCTTTTTATGAGGTTGTGCGCCGCGCCGATAAAGTTTACCGCTACGCCGCCAGAAAGGGAAGTCATTATCACATTATTATAAATTTTGTTTCCGGTGTGATCGCGGCCTGTCTCATCGTTACCAATTGTGATAGAAGCTTTGCCCACAGAGACGCCGCTAGCTCCTCCATCATTCTCTGTGATATTGAATCTAATAATATTTCCCTGAAGCGGATATTGGCCATAAGTAGCGCCGTCTTCATAGTTGTAGAGAAGATAACCAGCGCCAACGTTGTCGTGGCTGTAATTGTATTGTACCACGCAGTCTTTACAACCACCATCAAGATCAAAACCACCGCCATCTGACGTTCCAGCTTCTACGGTGTGAAACGCACTTTCATTATACTGAAGCGTAACGGCTTCGCAGTCATAAATCCAGATGCCTACAAGACTTCCGCCTGAGCCTCCGTTGTGATGGACATAATTATATGCAATAAGTGAATCTTTGGCCTGCCCTAGCAGGATGCCATTACCTGAATGTGAATTTATAATTGCTTTGCTTTTACCGATGCAATTGTAAACCGTATTGTTACCTACATAAGCATTGATGACCGTGGGAGGAACAGCGGCTAGTCCGTAGGTGTTCAGAGATTGTAGCGTGATGCCACAGCCTTGATAAGTGGTGGCGTTGCCGGTGCAATCATGGACAACATTGCCTGTGATCACAATTCCATCAAAGCCTGAGCCAGACACATCAGAAGGATTTCCCCAACCAGAGATACCGTTGTTGCCGTATTGCGATACGATATTATTGATGATCGAAACGCCAAGTAGTTTGACGTTGCCTGTAAGCGTATTCTCAAAATAAATACCAGAACCTGTACCGACTAGAGTGCCGGTGCCACGAAGGTCTAGATCGCGGATAGTTACGTATTGAGGATTAATTGCATACACGCCGTGATGGGCATTGGTAGACGCTTGGATAATTGCTTTACCAGAGCCATAAGAACCGAAAACAGTAACTGAGCCCTTTACGCCAAAGTGTTGACCAGCAGTTAGGGTAAGCTGCCCGCTAAATGTAGCACCACCTTTAAAAAGTACCCAAGCCCCTGCCGGGATAGTTGCGCCACTCACTTTGGAAAGAGTTTGCCAAGGTGTGGAAGGCGATGTTCCGCTATTTGTATCTGATCCGGCTGGATCAACATAATAAATAATATTAGGTTGAGACACGCCTTTCTTAGAAGCGCCAGCGCTAGAAGTAATTGTATTATTTGTTTTTCTTCTACCTAAAGGCATAGTGGTCTTTCTTTAATTGTTATTAGAAGTTTAATAACATAAATTTTTAAAAAAGTCAAGAAACTTCTTCGTCGCGCCTAAAAGGAATGCGAACCACAACTCTATCTGCACCGCGTTCCTGTCCAACTACCAAATTGCTTGCTGTTTTAAATACTAAAGTACCAGCTGTTGTTGTCGGAATATTTGAACGGCGATATATTTTACCAAGGTAATCCGCTACGTCATTTTGCTTCTTCGTGCCGCTATCTAACGGTGTCACAACATCGAACTGTAAAATTCCGACATGCCTATCGACTTGTCTCGTATTCGTTAATTGGGCTTGAATGGAATCTCCGTGGATGATAGAGAGGCGGATGTAGGTCTTGTCATCTGGCGTTTCAAAGGATTGATTCGGGTATTGAATCGGTACATCTGGAAAGGCTGCGATGAAGCCAGACGAAATTAGCTTTTCTGTAATGGCTTTACGAACTTCATCTAAAGCTGACATTATAAACTCCTTGCCTCCAATCGAGCCAAGACCTGTTCCATGGTGATGCCAAACATCCCGTTAGGGCTACGTGAGACAAAGGGATCACCCGGCAAAAGCCCAGCTTCAAGACCAGAAACACTATCTGCGTTGTTGCTGATGTAAATTTTTACAAATGGTTTATCTGGATTAACTATTAAATTAGAAAGTGACGTTTCCGCCGCTTTCTCATTTGCTGGTCGTCTAGGTTCCACGCCTAGAGGAAGATTATTGGTTTGACCAGTAGGCCCGCTTTCGATAGGATCGAACACGGTTGAGGAAGGTGTGTTCATGGTTAAGATATAATTTCTAACCGTAGTACCTTCGTGGACCGGCGTTTTTGACATTAGCGTCTTGTGCGTATAACGCGCTATTCTGTCCAAACGCTTGGCAAAATCCTTTTTCCATTTGGGAAAATAGGAATTAAGCTGATCTTTAAATTGTGGAATGTTAGATTTAAACATTAAGCTTTTCTACACTGAAGAATCCAAACGCTGTCACCCGGAACGCTTTTTACAATTCTAACTGTCCAACGGAGATTTCTGTCATCGAGAAAATAATCATTTTCTTTAGGTACTACTCCGTTTAAATCTTTGTTTGCAATAATAAACTTTGCATCCTTATCTACAATGATTGAATCATTAATTTCTTCAGCCTTGTAGCGAGCCTTAACAGCTTTGACGACTGTCTGAGTATCTGTACTAATTTCAGCATCATTAATTGGATCGTAAGTGACATTAAGGCCTTTAGAGACATACGTTATTTGAATTGGTATGTCTCCAAGAATTTTAATTGCTGAAGAAACAAGATTGTTTAGTGAACCTTTTAAGGCCATTGCTTAGCTCCTTCTGATTTTAGCTACTGTAGTTGCGCCGCCCTTTATTCTTCCAATTCCAAAAATGAGATCGTTGATATAACTAGGTACTTCGGCCAGTCTGTAACTTTTATCAAATTCAAGTTCAATAACGTCAACAACGATTTTCGTTAAGCCATCAGTTTCTTGCTCAACTGTTCTATCATTCTCGATAAGAAACCTTGCGTATTGAGCCGTGGCTTGCTTTAATTGCTTAGGCACCACATTTGACGGAATTGTAACATTGTCTCTATCCACAGTGTATTTGCGGGGCCAACGTAATGCAGAAGTGGGATAGGCTTTCTGCCCATCCCAATCTGCTTTGGTGTCTAAAAGACTTGTAGCCCATGCAAGAAGATATTGCTTGCTAGTATCATTCAAAGCTTCCCAAGCAGTATTATGAATGTTAGTAACAAGAATATCGTTAGCTTCGGATAGCGAGACATAGGAAGTGGCATTCGGTAATCCGGTGCCATCCTCAACAACGAACGCGAACGCCATGATTTCATCCTTTTTGTTTTTCTTTATTGAAAGCGCCGACCCATTCTTTTGCATTAGCAGAACGGACAACATCTTCCTCGGTAAACTCGACCACGGCAGGGCTTAGGTCATATTCGTAAATAATATCTACGATTTTCTCTAATCCGCTGTCAGGAATATCAACCTGATCTATGTCGCCATTGACAATCGTTAGGCTGTTTTCCCCGATACGAGTCAGGAACAGTTTAAGATCGGCGTAGGTGCAGTTCTGAGCCTCGTCTAGAATAATGACAGCGTCGTTAAAAGTACGACCTCTCATGTGCTCAAAACTCAGGAATTCAATTCGGCCTAAGTTTTTTAATTTATCAACATCAGCTGGTGAAACTTCATCAGCGAAAGAAGCTAGAATGGGAACAAGCCATGGTCTTAATTTGGCTTCCAGATTTCCCGGTAGAAATCCTAACTCGTGTCTCTTCTGAGCCACTGTAGGTCTTGCAATAATTAATTTTTCGTATTTGTTTTCGACTAGTTTGCGGATCGCGAAGCGTGAAGCTAGATAGGTCTTACCAGTACCTGCGCCTCCAATGGCGAAAACTTGTGTCTCAGTATTTAGGCATTCAAGATAAAATTTTTGTGTTTCAGTCTTTGGCGTTAGAGGCCTTTTTGTTTTTTGTTCCGTTCTAATGTCTTTCGTATCCCTACGGGCACGACGTTTTTCAGATTTGGTTAGTGAAGCGGAATGTTCTTGAACCACTATGGGATTACCTTATTTCATTTATTATTATTTTT